ATGCTGGCAGTCGATCTCGTTGGTCGAAAATGGGATGCCTAGTTTCTGTTTTTGTCTCAGGTGGTGGGGCCTCGCTACGGCATCCAAGATTTCTTCGCCCTCCCAATTGAGCCACTCGAAACCACAGAGGGGCTCGTTGCACCGCCATACTGGGATGGTGGCATGAAGCCAAACCTCATCTTCGCCAGTACCCCATTGCCAAGTGTGATGGTGGGTGAGGTCCACGCTTACATCCGTGCTGTCGCACCCTCCGCAATGGACTTCTTCTCCGTCCAAGTTTTTCACAAGCCCCTTCTCGGCGTCCTGGCCCTTCATGCGAAAACCCCTTTGCCTTCGTAGGGGTCTATGCCCTTCATGGCATTCTTCAAGCGCCGGGTCAGGACGATGGTGTCGTTGCATGTGTCACAGCACCGTCCCTCCTTCTCGGGCTGCGCGTTGTGGCCCTTGTCCCACAGGTTCAGCGGGTGGACTTGAATCGGGTCGCCGCAAATACAGCCCGGTTGGTTGGTTTCACTACTCGGATCTCCCCATAACGCCTCATCAGGAAAGTCTGCGGGGTCGAGCCAGGGAAACAGAAGCTCGATTCCGTCCTTTCCGTCGCTGCCCGTGCCTACCGCGAAAGGCGTGGTAACCGACTCCTGCGACTTTCTCCACGGTGTCATCCACGCGGGCAACTTCCGCTGCCGTGCCCTGCCGTACTCAAACTCATCGGGAGAGCCGTCCTCAATATGCCTGTCGGTGTACCCCAGGTTGATGGCACATCCCAGCGGCATGACGAACATGTGATATTGATTCGACGTATCTTGGATACGGGCCATCGAGGGGTAAAGCTCAATGCCCTCTCGCATCGGATGGGTGAGTTCGTTTTTGATTCTCAGCAACTCCCGCCAGTCGTGAATCGCTTGCTTGTGCAAACGCTTTATGGACAGGTAGGTGATGCCGTTCGGGAGGTCGTGGCGCTCGACTTGGTAGCGACTGTTGAGCCACGTTGTTCGCGTCTTCTCCATCGGATCGGGATGCGGAGAATTGACCGTGGCCTCCTGCCACGCTGTCCAGGCGCGCTGGCGACACTTGGGGCACTCACACCGGAACAACCATAGGAACGAAGTAATGATATGGTAGATCACTTGGACACCTCCTCGCTCCAGTGGCCCATCTCAATGCTGCCGGTGGTCAAGTCTACGTCGTTCCTCGCTGCCTCGGACGCCGCCTCTATGAGCAGCGCGGCGTCTGGCAGGCTGGCGTGTTCTGGGCCAGTTAGGACGATCTCGCCCTGCCGATCTTCAGCAACCCAGAAGGCGGCCCGGTAGGTCACAACATCTTGTCGTGAGGCTTCGGTCTTGCGGAAGGGGCTCTCGCTGCCATAAGCACCTCGCGCGTGACGAGCCTTCTTGAGCGCGTACCGGGAGCGCCCGCTACGGCGTGGGCTGTCCTGCTTTGCCTGTGCCCGCTTCGCCTTGCTGTTCTTTGCCATGCCTAACTCCTCGGTGAGTACCAATGCGAACACGGAACAATAGCCCACAAACGGCTTGACGCAAGGGGTGTCACGAAAAGGCACCGGACAAACGGCATGGAACCCACCCTCCAGCATGGTTGCATAGGTAGGTCAGGCAGGTTATTATGGGCATGACATTCCCACCGAAAGCGAGAACCGTATGGCACAAACACCTCACAAGGACGATTGGGCTGTCCGCGCCTTGCGGGAAGCAATCGACGCTGACGGTCGCGGGGTCAAGAGATTCGCAAGGGAGATTCTGGTGCGACCCCCCTCAACCATATATAGATGGTTGTCGGGTTCGCGCCCCGTCCCCAAGTGCGTCCGCGATTACCTAGTCGGCAGCTTCCGCATTCTCTAGATGAGCAAAGCCGATAGCGAGGCCCGAGCCCCTCGACAGCGACAGAACCGTGTCCACAAGAAAGGGCTCACCGTGAGGCAGTTGGAGTTTTGCGATCTGATTGCCGGGGGCACCGCGAAGGCACAAGCGTACTCCCAGGTCTACACCGTTTCCAGCCACCTCCGGTCCACCGCTGATGGGGCCGCCCGAGCACTCCTGCGGCAAAGAAAGATTCGGGACCGGATCGTAGCCTGCCGGAAGAACCCCGAAACCCCCCTAGTGCCTTTCGCCCACGATCTGTTCGACCAACTCAGGAGCGAGGGCGCCCACGGCGGCTGGTGCTTCCAACTGACCCAGAACCAAGAAGCGTTTTCCCGCGCCGTGGCAGGGGGAGCAGAGCCCGTCGATGCACACAGGGTATCGGGCTACGCCAAGCCGTATACGCTCAAGGCGACCCAGGCAGCAGCCGATAGGATGATGAGAATGCCTAAAATCCGGCAGCGGATCGCAGCCCTCATGGCTGGCGGCGCACCGGACATCAAAATCCGGCAGCGGATCGCAGCCCTCATGGCTGGCGGCGCACCGGACATCACGACCATCCGAGTGGGACGGCGCCGGGGCGTGACGCTTGACCCGGACACAGGTAAAGAGGTTGTGGAGACAGAGGTAGAAGCAGAGGTATACGAGTCCGAAGATTGCGACCAAGCGAGGGAGGTGCCCTTGGAGGTCTACGAGGAAGCTGGCCTAGAGGCGCCCGACGGCCTGGAGGCAGAGGCAGAGGCAGAGGCAGAGGCAGAGGCAGAGGTCGAGGGAGGGTGGACGACGGCGCTCGCGGCAACCAGCCTTGGAGGCGATTCACCACCTCGCCGCATTCTTGAGGCTCTTGCACGATACTCAGAACTCCGCATACAGCCGGGTTCCTTCCTCACCGCCGTGCTCGAAAACAACCTGGCGGAAGCCCTTCTCGCCGCCGACGACGAAAGCCTCGCGGCGCTGCCGGAAATCAATCGGCTGATTGCCCGCCACCTCCCGGCCCTGTGCTACGGTTCGCGCGAGAAGGTAACGGCGTGGCTGGACTCCGAGAGGGACGTTACCACAGGTGCCAGGCTTCCATGGCGCAACCATTTGCTGCGTAAGGCTCGTATGGAGGCCTTGGAAGACTACCTCGATGCCGAGCATGACATTGGCGAGGCCGGTGCCGGGGAGACAGACGGATGATCGCCATGAGCGAAGAAATCGGGAAGGTGTCTACGGCCCTGGTCAAAGCGCAGGAAGAGGTCGAGACAGCCGTCAAGGCGTCCACCAATCCCCACTACGGCTCCTCGTATGCTGACCTGACTTCGGTGCTGGGCGTCATCAAGCCCGCCCTGGCGGCTCACGGCCTCGCGCTGCTTCAATTCCCTGGCTACGCAGATGGCATCGTGACGATGACCACCGTTCTCCTCCATGAGAGCGGCGAGTGGATTCAGTCGCCAGTGGCGTCGATCCCCATAACGAAGCAAGACCCACATGGCGCCATGTCCGGCTACACCTATTTGCGTCGAGGATGTGCGAGTAGCGTCATGGCGCTGATAAGCGACGACGACGACGGGAACGCCGCCGTGGGGCCAGCACCAAAGCAGACCAAGGCGACTAAGCCCACCAAGAAGGTCGCTGCCAAGAAGCCCGCCGCCGATAAGAAAAAGCAGGCGGCGAAGGCGTGGGACAACGCCGAACAGGAAATGGATCGCCTCAACACGTTGTCAGCACTTCTGGACGCCTGCGAAGAGCACGGTGGCGTGGACGCAAAAACGCAAACGCTAGGCCGCGAGATCATCGCAGACAGCGGTCCAGCCGAGCGCGTGGAAGCCGCGATAAGACACTTGGAGCGGGAGCTTGAGCGTGTCTGAGCGGAGTTACATGGACGAGTTCATGGTAGGGGCACCCCCCAAGCCAGAGATAAGTGACCCCCTCCAACGAAGCCTCTTCGGGGGCGACCCGTCCCTAGCCGACCTCCGTAGCGCATTCCGCGAGGGGTGCAAGGAGGGAACGACTTGTCCTGTCTGCGATAGGTGGGGGCACTACGACGGGCGCCCACTGAACACCACGATGGTTAGAGCCCTGGCGTGGATGTGGAAGTTGTCCGACTCAGGAAGGAGTTGGGTAGACGTACCAGCAGCCCTTCGGGCTGACGAGCAGACATACGATTTCAGCAAACAGTATAGCACGGTGAGGCACTGGGATTTTCTCGACCACAAACCGAACGTCAACGATTCGCTGACGAAGGAGAGTGGTGTGTGGAAACCGACGAAGTTGGCGGGTGAGTTTCTGCGTGGCGAAGTCGCCGTGCCCGAGCGGGTGTGGACCTTCAACACAAAACGTGTTTTGATCTCCGACGCGAAAGTCGTAGTCGGTGACATCGTTAGCGGCTTCGACTACTGGGACATGATGCACAAAGATTGGCCGCCGTTTTAATGGCAAGCAGTTGTGGTGTGATCTCTTCAGCTAAAAGGAAAACAAATGCCTGACGAAAAAGAGTTTCCGCGAGGACTATTCGTGTCCGCGCCGAGAGGTTCGGCCCCCGACTTCGTGAAGGGACGTATCAGTATTCGCATACCTGAGTTCCTCGCCTACCTCGGTGAAAAAGATGGCGAGTGGCTACGCATCGACATCAAAGAGGGATTCCGGGAGGACGACCAGGGCAACAAAAAGTGGTACTCCCAGGTGGACACCTGGGTTAAGCCGTCATTGCGGACGAGGGAGGAAGGCGATGCCCTCCCCTTCTGAGCTTCAGTCGCTTACCGAACAGCTTTTGCCGGGGTTGGTGCGCGAGATCGGAGCCACACAGGACGAGGTGAGGAGGGCATCCGAACGCTTAGGCCGCGTCCCCCCGGCCCTGTTGCAGAACGGAAGCAGAGCCGCCCTGGATCAAGCCAGAACTTCGCTGGACAAGGCCAACGATCAAATCGTGGTCTGCCTACAACAGCTTTACAAGCAATACCCCAATCATCATGGCGAAGGCTAGGGGCGAAGCCGCAGTCTCGCTCGAAATCCGAGAGTTCCTCAAGACCATCGGGTGTGCTGTCTACAGCACCGAGCAAGGCTACCGG